CCGATCTAACGTGCCAAAACTCACCGCTTTTTAACTCTCTCTTAGATGCTAAAACTAGATTTGCCATAGTAGTAAAAATTAGAAAATGATGTAAATATTAATGTAGTTAGTTTGTATCCCCATTTCAAAAGCAAATTCATTTGCTTTCTCGCTTGCCTCGCTCTCGCTGCGTGCCTCGATGTTGATAGTAAAAACTTCGTTGTCGAAGTCCACGACCTCAGCGCAATAATTATTGGATGCGGAAGAGCGGTAATCTTTTTTACTATTACCTTGACCTGCTGCCTTAGGCGATGTCATGAATGATATGTTAATTGATGATGTCATAATGATGTAATTTATTAAAGTGTGAATAATCATTGTCTACGTTGTCGCGTATAATCTTTTTACGGTGCGAAATAAGTTTGGCGAGGGAAGCGACCTTTAGACAAGGCTTGGACGAAAAAAATCTCACCCCTATGGGGCGAGGCATTATTTTGTAGCGCAGCGTTAAGCAAAAAAATGTGAGATTATTTTCAGGCCAACCCGACCTGGGCCTTGTCGGGAGCGGCTCGCACTAACTTTGTGCCGGAAAATAGTTATACATAAGCGACTTAGTAGGCAACAATGATATCACTTTAATGCATCATTATATATGAGACATCATCCCATATCATTCAATCGCCGATGGTAGAGGGGAAAGGTTGAGACAAATGAAAGATTCTTTGCACCTTCTCAAGCGAAGGATATTAAATAAAATTTGATCTGACTTGCTTGAGCGACTCGTTTCGCACAAGCGTGTCAGTTCCGCTAATTGCATAAAACCTTGCCGAATGGCGTGGTTTGCAAGTTTAACGTCAGGCGATACTAACTATTCTGTTTCCTCTAACGCATTAATAAGTGTGTCATTAAATGTTATAATATGTGAGCATTTGCTCATCCTATCTGCTGCATATATGTGGCAAGAGTAAACTGCTGCTGTAAATGGAGTTGCACGTCAGTAGAGCGAAGCGTTTGCGATCAATGCGAAGGTAGTGTATAGCAGTAATGCCCACCATCACCAATGGCTTTGACAAGCCCGAGGCGATAAGTGTGAAGATGCGATGCGCATGTAGCAAACGTAGCGACCAGCAGCGGGACCGACATTGGCTTGCCAATTCGGTCTCGCAGCAAATAGGGAGCAGAGTGCGCGTAATGAGCGATCGACGCAGTGAACAGATTCACTGCTTTAAAGCCTGGGGCGTTTGGCGATTGTGGGGAAGCATTACGACCCCATAATTAGCGAATCCGCAGGTTTCGCCAATGACGGGGAGCTATACTTTACCGTAGCATCGACAGCAACGGATGACGTGTGCGCAATGTCAGCTTGTAGCAGTTCTGCGTGCCACATTGCAGTGTTTCTTGTTTCTATAACATGTTATTATTTTTAGAAAAAAGTAACACAATGTTCGCATTTGTTACTTTTTGTGATATTATATGACCTGTGGCTTATATGATGGCAGCGTTAATGTAGACTGTCATCTGCAGAGTGAAACGCTCGCAAACGTAGCGTTAGGGAGTGTGTTGCAGTATCGCCCACATGAACCACTGAACTCCGTTCAAGCTCGAGAGGCAATGTGCGGTAGCGAGATGAACAAGCGTGCAAGCGGCGCTTACCTAGTGGTGATACCCGACGTTTGCGTAGAAAACTCGGGTGTCGCCACGGCAAGGGAAGCAGAGCATGCGTAGCGCAGGGCATCAGCGTTAGCGTTCGATAACAAACGCAGCCACTGGAGCGTGTGATGAATGTGGACCATGCGATACGTTTAGACCTTGTCACAACCCTAAGCTTGCGTGGGTTGCGACAAAGTCGGCAACACTTTCCCGCTAGCGAAGTCTGCGACGTAAGATGACGGCGCAATTAATATAGTGCCATCGTGTGCCACGATTTACTATAGGGAACCCTGCCAATTAAGAATTTCTTTATTGGCTTTTCCAAGATGGCGAGTATAAAGCTCGGTGATAGCGAGTGAGCTATGCCGTGCTTGATCTCGTACAGTGATGCTGGCCAGCTTGCTGTCGAGCATCTCTGTTATTCCTGTATCCTTAAGACTATAGAACTGATATTCCTTCTTTAGTTTTAGCGCATTCCGCACTGCATCCCAGTGATGCCTAAATACCACTGTGTCTATCATCGTCCTGCCGGGGCGTAATCGATTAGAAAAAATGAAGCAAGAACCCTCGTGCTCGAAGATGCCGAGGTTTCTTGCTGTTGTTAGCACCTTCTGTGGTATGGTGATAACCATTGTTTCGTGATTTTTGCTTGCTTCGGCTGGGATGGTGATAGTCTGTTCCTTAATGTTTATCATGTTAATTGTTAGCCTTGTCATCTCGACAGGGCGAATAAAACAATTATACAGGAGTTGGCAAGCTAGGAGGAAGTGCGGGTCATTAGCACTCAACCATGCGTTGATGCGTTTGACCGTCGCTAAAGGAATGATTTCCCTTTGTTTCTTGATTATACGTTTATTTATAAACGCTATTCCGTCCGTTGGTTTGAATTGTAAAAAGTTATGATCAACGCACCAACCGCAAAGAACCGCAAGCCAAGATAAGTAGTTATTCCTGGTTCTTGCTCCATTGTCTCTTTCGAGAAATATGTGGTCAAGAAAACGAGTTATATATCCTTTATCGAACTGATAAAGGTAATATATAGGCGCGTTTTTGTTTATGTAATCGCTTAGATTTTTTAGATAAGACTTGTAGCTTGCGTATGTTTGTTTGCGGTAGTTGTTCTCATTGAACATTTTATCAACGTACTGCTCATATTTGCTCAGCATTTCAGCCATCGTAATAAGATTGGAGCAGTCCTTTTCTACCCATGGATTCCAGCCTTCCGAGAGTTGTTGTGTTATGCGACGCATAACATCTCTCGCGTAGGCTCTTCTTTTAGCAATACCTCTGATACGGTTTATCTTTATGCGTTTACGACGCAGCTTGTTTACAGCAGGGTCGAAAGCATAAAACTCAATATACCATACCGAACCTTCACGAAGGACCGGCATGGTATATTGTTTGACAAAATCGGTGTTCTTAATAATGAAACTTGGTTTTTTCGGCTTTTGTGGTAACATTTTTTTTGAACATTTCTTCTGGAAATGCCCTATTAAACATTTGGGAAAATCAGGACTTGTCCCGATTTTGTCCCGCCACTAAACTCTTAAAACTGCATAAGGAGTTGTAAACCAACTCCTTATGCTGTTTTCAGTCGGGATGACTAGATTTTTGAGGCGTAAAATAGGTGCATTTCCACATTAATTAAATAAGACAAAATGGTCAAATTCAGTTTCATTTGTCCCGATTTTGTCCCGATAAAAGTATCTGTATAGTTCTCTCTTTTTCGGCTAGAAGTTCACGTAGAGCGTTCACTTCACCTTCAGTGATGTTTACTTGAGCGGTTGCTGCGCCGAGCACAGAGGTAGCGTTCGCGCCACCTATGTTTATGGATTGCACATCGTCAAAGAATATCGCTGGCGATATTCCGATGATGTTGCAGATGTTCTCTAACATCTGGCAGTCCATTGATTCGGCCTTGAGGAGCCGTGAAAAGTAAGTTGGAGTGATGTTCAATCGCTCAGCGATGTTCTTCTTAATCACGCCTCTCTCCGTAATGATACGGTCTAATTCTGGTCCAATTTTCTTCATGATGTAATTGTACTAAATGTTAAACAATATTAAAACGATTAGTTTTATATCGTACATTTTGTTTGATATTTCTAAAACTATTATACCTTTGCGGTGCTAAATATAGCAATAATTTTCTAAATGTATAACAAAAATATCAACAAAATGGACAAAATTTTAAAAGATTCCCTAGCCCTTAAGTCTTATCTTGATGACTTGTCACGAGCTGAAAAGACTCTTGCTATCGATAAGATTGCTGACGGATGCATAGTGCCACGTAGGACTGTGTATAATTGGATTCACGGCCTCTGCCGTATCCCTGCACTTTATATGTGCAAAATTGAGGAAATTCTTGGAGAAAACATCTTCAATCGTGTAACTTTTTGCGAAAAATGACACAATTATGTCACTAAAAGTTGTAGAATTCTTTAACTATAATGATGAGCTGTGGTATCGTCTTGCCGATGGCACAGTTTCACGCTTCACTGAGTCGAGCGTGGAAATCATTAAGATGCTTTCTCACATGATTGAAGATTTCTACCCAAAAGCGTATGAGGCTTTAAGCCGCGAATACGAAGCTTGCAAAGCGAACATGAATTTTTACATGTATAGAATCGTCTTGCGGTTCTGTCGATGCAACTTCGGCAATATCGATAGCATTAACGATATTGACGCTTTTGGTAGGTTGAACCTAGAATGTGTACCTTGCCCTTTGAGGGGTGAATGCCCACTCGAAGGAGTCGTGTGCAATCCCGAATTTGATTCGCAGTTACGCCCATCGGAGCTGCGTGTCCTCGAACTATGGTACGAGGGCAATTCAAAAGACGAGATTGCCAACCGACTTTATCTCTCTTTGAATACCGTTAACAACCATATCCGCAATGCTTATTCTCGCCTTGGCATTAGAGAAAAGGCAGAGTTTTTTCGCTATGCGGAGAAACATAAACTTTTCAAACAATGAAGTATTCTGATATTGACATTGCAAAAGTAAAATCAGCCGGTGATATCCGTGATTTTATCCCTGGCGCACAAACGAGTCGAGCGACAAGTTATGTGCGTTGCCCCGAATGCGGTGCCGAAGGCAAGAGCAGAGGGCTTAGCATAGTCCATAAGGCAGGAAAGGATTTCGCTCATTGTTTTCATTGCGGTTTTAGCCTCAGTGGTGCTATTGCTGCTTGCATGTATTACGACTTCGCGAACGACAAGAAAAAGTATCCTGAAGCGATAAAGCGAGTGGCTGAGCGTTCGGGTGTGGTGCTACTAAGCGATGACGAGAAGCTGACGAATGAGGTTTCTCGGCAGCGCAAGCTCCAAGCCAAGAGCTTTTGCGAACGCCAGCTCGAGGGCTCTGGCCTCACTGTCGAAGACGTGATGGTCAAGGTTAAGCAGCCGAATGGGTCTTACACCATGGAGCCCGCCTTTCGCAAAGGATCACTAGACATCTACGGCAACATTCGCCCTGGCGATGACGAGATGTTGATATACTACTATCGCCTTGATGGCACCATGGAGATGTATGCCACACGTGGAGCACGCGGCGCTTTGCGTCCTTACATACGCATTCGCTATAGCAATCCCGAATTGCATACTCCAAAAGACGCAAAGCGCTTAGCGAAATATCTTACTCCAAAAGGAGCTCCAACAAAGTTCTACATTCCACAGAAAATTAGAGATGCCTATAACGAAGATCGCCACATCGAGACCCTTGTTATACAAGAGGGCGAGAAAAAGGCAGAGAAAGCCTGTAAGCATGGCGTTATGAGTATAGGCATTCAGGGCATCTATAATATTGGAAACAAGGAAAGCGGGTTGCCCGCTGACCTACAATATTTAGTGCAGAGATGCACGGTCAAGAATGTGGTGCTCCTGATGGATAGCGATTGGAACAATCTTTCAAAGGACTTAAAAACCGACGAACCTGTAGACTTTCGTCCACGTCAGTTCGCTGGCGCGGCGAAAAAGTTTAAGAAGTATGTCAATTCTTTGCATAATCAGAACCTTGACGTTGATGTGTACTTTGGTCACATCAACGACAACGAGCGAGGCGACAAAGGCGTTGATGATTTGCTCTGTGGATTGCTCAAAGGACAAGAAGACGAGCTAGCAAAGGATTTAGACTTTGCGCTCCATGCGCATGATGGCATTGGCAAGTATTGCTCAATCCATAATATAAGCACAATCTCAGATATGAAGATTGATGATTTTTGGCTTTTGAATGAGCGTGATGCCTTCTTCGAGAAGTATTTTAAACTTCTCGAGCCTTTGAAGCAATTTCGCTTCGGGCGCTTTCTCTATAAGATTGAGGATGGCAAGGTGGTGCTTGCCAGTAAGTACACCACAGATGCCGAGTTTTGGTCGGTGACCACAAACGAAAACACTGGTAAGAAAACAGTGGCTTTAGACACTTTTGAGGCGTTGAAGTTTATAAACGAGGCAGGATTTTATCGAATCCACACCGCCGACCTTGACAAAGGACGGTACGACTTTGTCCGTATAGAGGACGGTGTGGTTCACCCGTCAAGTGCAGTAGAGGTGAGAGAGTTCGTATGGGCTTATATCTTGCAGTCCACTAAGGATGCAGATGTACGCAATCATTTCTCGGCACGATTAACGAGTGATCTTGGCGACGATAAGCTCGAGCGACTAGATCGCATCGATGATGACTTTGACGATTTCCGTCCTTATCTGCAAAACTTCTACTTCACCAATGGCATGCTCTCAATGACCTCTCAGGGCATAGAGTGGAGCAATGCCATACTTGGCCAGGTATGGTCAGATAAGGTTATTCGCCATAAGTTCACGAGAGTTCCAATAATCGACCATGTAGATTATTCTGCCGAGAAAGGATTTCAACTTGTTGCCACTCCCGATGGCGCAAAGTGTGACTTCTTTAAATTCTTGTGTTACGTTAGTGACTTTTGGTGGAACAAGAGCGATATCACCGCTCTTGAGCAGCAGGAGTATTATCAACACCTTATGAACAAGATTACTGCCGTGGGTTATTTATTATGTGATTATAAATACCAAACCGAGCTCAAGGCAGTAATCGCCATGGATGGCGAGCTCAGCGACGTTGGGCAGTCCAACGGACGAACAGGCAAGTCGCTTGTTGGCGCTGCCATTTCTAAGGTTGTTGAGCAGACCACTATCGACGGTCGTAACACAAAAAATGATGATGATTTTATTTATTCTAATGTCACTTTGCGCACACGCAACATCTTTCTCGATGACGTTAATGTGAACTTCAACTTTGAGCGATTCTATTTCGCTATCACAGGCGACTTGGCTGTCAACCCCAAGGCGCGTGCGAGATTTGTCATCCCTAGCGATAAATCGCCAAAGTTCTATATAACGACTAACCATGCGATTAATGGTTCTCAAACTCGCAGCAGCCAGGAGCGAATAGTCTATATGAGCTTCAGCAATTATTTTAACGAAAACCGTCACCCTATTGACGTTTTCGGTCATCAGCTCTTTGCAGATTGGGACCATGACCAATGGAACTTGTTCTATAACTTCATGGCAGAGTGCGTGTACTTGTATTTCGCCTCGATGCAGAATGGATGGTCACGTCAGGGACAAGGCTGCATCTTGCCACCGATGCATGATATCATGCTTCGCACTCTGCGCCAGCAGATGTCCGAAAGCATATATCAATGGGCGGAAGTTTACTTCGATGCCACAAGTAACCATATCAATCTTAAGGTGCCACGAGGCGAAATGTTTGCCGACTTCAAGCAGCATTTCCCAGATGCGAGAAGTGGCATTAGCCAGGCAAACTTCAAGACCAAGCTCTGCTTCTACTGCCAGTTCAAGGGTTATCATTTTAACCCGAACAAGTTGAACAAGGAAGGTAAGTCCTTCCGGCATTGGTATAATGACCATCAAGGTGAGAGTTTTATCGGCACAGCCGACAAGAGCGGTGGCGTTGAATACTTCAGTATCTACGACACCGAGCACGCAATGAAAGAACCATTCTAATTTTTTTAAATCCATAGGATATGACTACACAAGCTAATCAATGTAAAGGCATCTTCGACCATTTGAGGGTGCTTGAGTTCGGCGAAGGTGAAGCAAGGACTGGTTTCTCCCAGACGAGCATCTATGTTGCAAATGACACTTCAATAGAGATCTTCACCGCCGAAATCAAACCTGGCCGTTGGGCGTGGGGTTATAACACCTACGACAAGCACGGCAAGAATTCATATAGAATACCTTCGCTCGAGTACGGCTATTGCCGTAGTGAGCGAGATGCTAAGCTCTTTATTCTTGGCGTGCTGCTTGCCAATGGGCACGTCTTTGTAAAAGACGCTTTGGTTGCCATTGGGAATGAAATCAAGAAACTTCAACAATTAAGCCTGTTTTGACATGAAAATTAAGTTGACATGGCGTTTCGCAAAAGGCGAATTAGACACAAAGACTATGAAGCTAATCTCCTTACCTGGAAGAGCAAGTCGAAATGAAGTTGATGCAGACCTCTGTATTGCCGATGGCAATAACTTCTGTATAGCTAGAATTCATATGGGCAACTTGGAGAGTTCAAATGCTCTCTGTAAAGAGATAGTGAGAAGATTTAATGAATTTCCTGAAGATTTGAAGCAATGAAAGGAGGTGAAAGATGATAAGAGTTATAAGTACACCAAAAGCACACGTGGAGTGCCACGCTTGTAGCACCTTGTTTGAATACGATTTTCGAGACATGGAATTTTCTACCAACTATAATTTAGGTGAAAGGTACGTGGTCTGCCCTATATGCGGAGAGAGGATATACGTAGAACGTAAGATTCCAAGTAAAAGAAAGGAGGAAAGTGATGAGTAGCACTAATTATCCTCTGTTAATGACAGAGGAGTTTTGGGCGAACACCCAATTGTCAGTGGTGCGTTATTATGGACTCTGCCAGTTCATGGGTCATGAGTACATCATCGTGAACAAGGAAGGCAAAGACATCTTCCAGTTGTCGGCAGAAGCGCACAAGGCTGGACGAGATAAAGCTATTGAGCCAGGAGAGCCGTGTGACCTTTTAATCAAAACTCTGATGGTGGCTTACAGGAAACTTGGCCGAGACCGCATCATTGCGCTTATCAAAGAGGGCAAGTCAGAGAAAGAAATTAACGAAATCGCAAAGAAAGTAGGCAAGTCATGATGGCGACTATTGTTTTGACTGGTGGCTGGGAGGTGGTATTTTATCTCATGTGTCTGTACTTTGCGATAGACTTGTTTTGCGAACTGCCGAAAATCTTTAACTGGATTCTCGACAAGATTACGAAAGGAGGCAAACAATGAACTATCCACGACCAATGACTAAACAGATGTATGACGATCGTGATGCTTACGTCGTCTTCATCAGCAATCTTACTGGATTGCCTGTTGACGAAATATTGGGGCGAAGCCGCATTGAATGTGTTTGCATCGCTCGCCACTTGTTGGCTTATGCTTTAGTTCATTTGTGCGGTTACTCTTCACTTGCTGCCGGCAATCTCATGCGTCGCAACTATGCCACAGTGCTTCATAGTTGTTATCTTATCCGTGATAAGAACATTATACCGTTTGATGGCATCCAGCGCATGGTTGATGCGATAACCAATTTTCACAACAAGCGTATGGAGGGTGTTGTTGTATGAGTGATATAGTTTATGTTTAACTGATTTTATTTGAAAAGATATGAAGTACAAAAAAAATGATTGGTTCATGTTTGCTTTGGTGCTGCCCGCTGCTCTTTTAGGCGCTTTATTTATCTACATTGGGGCTAAGGACAGTGAGTCGCGACGGCAACTAGAACATGCTGTGGTGACCGACACTATTGTGGTGACCGACACTATCCCGCCACGTAATGATTACCGCACTGTGCAACCTCATCTCGAGACTCTCGAGGACTCCATCCATGAGTTCGAGGACGGCTTCTATTGAAGTCCTCCAGCGACGAATGAAGGAGCGAAAATGATTTTTCTTCATAATTCTGAATTATTTATATAGTAACTTTCATTAATTACATTCCATCAGAAGCGCACTTCGTCGTGACGACGCGGTGCGCTTTTTTTGAGAATGTTGTGCAGGAGTTCACTCCGTTTCAGTCGCAACATTCTCCTGCGACAAGTGCAGGAATGAAACCGTCGAATGTTAAGCAGGTGCGATGCAGCACCGATATAGTCTTAACATTTGCGAATGACGAACGATGGAGCATTGTGGCGTGTGTGTAAACAGAATGTTGTGCAGGAGTTCACTCCGTTTCATTCGCAACATTCTCCTGCGACGAGTGCAGGAATGAAACCGTCGAATGTTAAGCAGGTGCGTTGCAGCACCGATTCAGTCTTAACATTTGCGAATGACGAGCGAAGGAGCTTTGTGGCGTGCGTGTAAATAGAATGTTGTGCAGGAGTTCACTCCGTTTCAGTCGCAACATTCTCCTGCGACGAGTGCAGGAATGAAACCGTCGAATGTTAAGCAGGTGCGATGCTGCACCGGTTCAGTCTTAACATTTGCGAATGACGAGCGAAGGAGCTTGCTTGTCTTTTAATGCGTGTGCAGTTGAATATAATTTTGCTTAACAAAATTAAAGATGACTCTATATGGCTGATATCAATTCAACTGCAACATCCACGATATATGTAAACGGTAAGCCTGCCGAGCAGGAGCTCAAAAGGTTAAAGAATAACGCTGACAACTTGCATGATGCTATCGCTGCTGCGTCAAAGGCTGGCGATAAAGCTTCATTAAAGAAGTTTAGAAGCGAATTAAATTATACTAAGAACCAGATAAAGCAGGTTGAAGGTGCTATGCATGCCGCTGAAGTTGTTATGAAGAGACTAGATAAGGCTACTCCTAAAGAACTTCAGTCTACCTTGAGGCAGTTAAAAAAAGAGCTCAACGACATTGAGCGAGGCAGCGATGCTTGGAACAAGCAAGTTGCCAAAATCAAGCAGGTTAAAGCAGAGTTAGATAGTGTAAATGACGAAATGAAAGAACATGAGTCATGGCTATCTAGGATGAACAATAAGCTCAATGATTGGGGCATGGCGCTTGCTGGCGCAGCAGCTGCCGTGACTGGTGTCGTCATGGCTATGCGTTCTGCTGTTCAGTCTTACGCTGACATGGAGCAAGAAATGGCAAATGTGCGTAAGTACACAGGCATGACTGCAGAGCAAGTTGAAGTCCTAAATGACGAGTTCAAGAAAATTGACACTCGCACATCACGTGAGGACTTAAACAAACTTGCTCAAGAAGCAGGTCGTCTTGGTTTGCAGAGCCAAGAAGACGTGCTCGGTTTTGTGCGTGCTGCCGATAAGATCAACGTCGCCCTTGATGACCTCGGTGATGGGGCCACTTTGACATTGTCGAAGTTGACAGGCATTTTTGGTTATCAAGAAATATATGGCACAGAACAGTCCTTGTTAAAGGTCGGTTCTGTAATTAACGAACTTAGCCAAAACTGTTCTGCGTCTGCTCCATATATTGCTGAGTTCACTAGCCGTGTTGGCGGTGTTGGCGCCAATGCCGGCATGACTATTCAGCAGCTTATGGGTTTTGCTGCTGTTCTAGATAGCAACAACCAAAAACTTGAAGCTTCGGCAACTGCTCTTGGTCAAGTGATAACTAGATTATATCAAGATCCCGCCAAGTATGCAAGAGTTGCTGGGCTTGATGTTCAGAATTTCACCAAGTTACTGAAGGAAGATGCCAATGCAGCCTTGATTCAGTTGCTTGAGACCTTAAATAAGGCAGGAGGACTTGATACTCTTGCCCCAATGTTTAAAGATATGGGTGAGAATGGTGCTCGTGCTATCTCTGCTCTTTCTACATTGGCATCACACATTGACGAAGTTAAACAGCAGCAGGAAGTCGCTAATCAAGCCTTTGAAGAAGGTACTTCTATTCAAAAAGAATTTGATGTTCAGAACAACACCGTCCAGGCTGGACTTGATAAAGCGAAGAAAAAGTTTAACGAAATGGCCGTTGAACTTGGCGAGAAACTCGCTCCTGCTGCACGTTATGCCATTTCAGGCACTTCTGCTTTGATGCGTGTTCTCTCTGCAGGTGTTTCCTTTATTGCAAGTCATAAGGGGGCAATGATTTCTTTGGTTGCCACTATAACTGCATATACTGTTGCAGTTAAGATGGCAACTATAGCAAAAGCTCTTAAGAACGCAAAAGATGCTATTGGCAACACTTTGGATAAAGTTGGGACCTTGTTGACGAATACCCGCAAGATTGCCACTTATGGACTTGCTGCTGCTTATAATACTGTTACAGGCAATGCTACTCGTGCAGCAGCTGCTACACGTTCTTTAAATGCTGCGATTTCAAGCACAGGGTGGGGTGCTATAATCGCTTTAATTGGCACTGCTATAACTGCCGTTATGATGTTCACCTCAAAAACCAAAGAGGCTTCAAAGGCTCAGCAGGAGTTTGAACAATTCACTAAAGACCTTGACGATACTCGTAAGCAGTACCAAGAGACTCTTGACAAAGAGAAGCGCAAGATTACCGACCTTGTCGCTGTAGCACGTGATGACAAGGCATCGATGGAGCAGCGTCAGAAAGCCATTGATGCGCTTAATCGAATAATCCCAAACTATTGCGCAAAGCTTGACGCTGAGACAGGCAAATATTACGAGAATAAGAAGGCTCTTGACGATTATCTCTTATCGCTTGAGCGCAAAATTCGCCTTGAGGCTAACCGTGCAGAATATGAAAAGTTGATTGCCGAAGATGAACGCCTTAGTCGTGAGATTGATCAAGCTGAGACTTATACTCGTGCACGTTATCAAGGCTCTGTTGATAAAGGTTGGGACTATGAGTCCAGGTCAACTATAGCTCATGTTGCTGGTGTTTCTCTAGATCCAAATGGTAATGTTACTAAAGTCCCTGATTCAAAACAGACAAAAACTTTGAAAGGTCAGCAAGCTGTTGTTCGTGCTAAGATTAAGAAACTTGTTGATTATGCTGGGAAAGAGAACCTTGTCCTTGCTGATGTTCAAGCAGAGCCAGCAGCTCCAGAGATTGAAAGTCCTTCCTATGTACCTGGTGGTGGCGGCGGTGGTTCTTCCACCACGAAAAAAAGCGGACGTGGCGGTGGTTCTTCATCAAAGAATACCGACAAGTTTGCTGCCGAAAAGCTGTGGCGCGAGCGTGAGGATGCGCTAAACCGCATCTCCTACGCTACTGGCGTGATAGACTATGAGAAATACACATTGCGCATGAGCGAGATTGCTCAGCAGTTCTATCAAAAGCAGCTGCAGCACAAAGACCTTACCGAAAACGAAAAACTCAGCATTACTGCACAGTATGCTGAGGAAGCCAAGAAAGAAGAAGAATTGCGTCACAAGCAAGCTCTTGCAACGCAAGAGAAGGATTTTGACGAGCTTCGTGCGAGTGTGATGCAAGACTATATCGACAACAAAATCTCCAAGTCAGAGTATGACATGGAGATGGAGAACATAGAATATGCCCATCTGCATGCCCTTGTTGCCATTGCTGAAGAAGGTAGCGACGAAAGGCTGAAAGCCGAGGCTAACCTTCGTAAGAAGCTGCTCGAAGGAGTAGAGAAGCGCAACAAGGACATAGAGGACAAGCAGCGAGAGCACCAGCAGAAGCTTGCTGAGCTTTATAAGCAATACTTCACACCTTCAGAGGATGAGAAGCAAGCTCTGTATGATTCCACTGCCGCATATCTTGACGAGATCTATCAAATTGAGCTCGCCAAGATAGGCGATGACAACGAGAAGAAGTTAGAGCTTGAAAAGCGATATCTCGCAGCGAAGAAGAAGTTGCATGACGAAATCTTCGCCAAAGAGGAGAAGGACAACCAGGAGCGGGGCAAGAATTGGGAGCAATGGACTCAGCAGTGGCTCGACAAAATCTTTGGCGAAGGCACCTGGGAAAAGTACGGTGGATTCATAACCTCTGCTGTGAGTTCCATTTCTGCTTCTTGGCAGAACCTCACGAAGCTCGTAGAGGCTGAGGAGCAAGCTAAGCTTGCTGCCATGACCAAGAAATATGATGCCGAGATAAAGGCTGCCGAAGGCAACCAGTATCGCGTCAATCAGATTCAGAAGCGCAAGCAAGCAGAGGAGAAGCGCATCAAGGATGCAGCCAACAAGCGTGCCATGGCGATGGAGATGGCGCAAGCAATCTCGAGCAACGCTCTAGGAGCCATCAACGCCTATGCCTCTGCCGCCAAAGCACCGTGGCCACTTGGCATGGTGCTTGGTCCCATTGCCGCTGGACTTGCCCTTTCCGCAGGATTGTTGCAGATAGCAGCCATTCGTAAACAGCATGCCGCGCAATCTCAGGGATATAGCGAGGGCGGTTTCACCCGACCTGGCGCGAAGGACGAGCCCGCTGGCATCGTCCATGCCGGTGAGTGGGTTGCCAGTCAGCGGCTGCTTGCTTCGCCCGTAGCGCGTCCCATGATTGAGATGCTTGACCATGCACAGCGCACCAACACCATCGGTCGCCTTGGCACCGGTGGCTCGGGAGTGTCGCCTTCGGTGGCATCTCCTGTAGGCGGCACCAGCGTGGTCTATCACGAGAGTGCCGAGCTGCGCGACACCATCCGACGACTCAATGATCGCCTTAATGAGCCGTTTGTCACGATTAATACCGTGACAGGCGACCATGGCATTAAGGCAGCTCAAGACGAATATCAGCGACTTATGAATAACACTTTACCCAAAAGCAAGCGCAAATGAACACACTAAACTTTGATTGGAACGCCACAGCGTTCTTTCAGACCTTGACACAAGAAAATCTGTTATGCCAGAGCAAAGGTTACAACTTTGCCAAGTGCTCCGGGCTTGATGGCCTTGAAGATTTTCTTGCATCGATGCAGACCGTCACGCGTGCGGTGCTTGTCAGCGACATCTCCCCTGGCGTGACCGACTTGAACAATGCGCCTCGAACTCGCAGAGTGAAGACGGTATTCCTTGTTTGCCGACATGCCCTTGGCAACATGGATGCCCGTAATGCAGCCATGGCAGAACTTCGTGAAATCTTCAGGCAGTTCATGTCGCGGTTTCTCTTGGAAAAGAGCCGCATCGAGCAAGGCATTCTTTACTTTGATCCGAGAGTTCAGTTCACTGAAATCTCACCTTACTTCGCCAGCGGTTGCGCTTGCGCCTATTTCCAAATAGCGGTGAACACCATGACCGACCTACAATATAGAGCAGACGAATGGCAACAGTAACACAACAAGATGCCATAGAGCAGCGGCGCAAGTTCGTCGATGCCTTCAATGGCACCCAGCTTACCATGTGGCAGGAGCAGATTACTCTGCTCGATGTCATTGACACAGGTAAGCTTCTTGGCAGTGTCGCTTCCGTGCGCTGCGACCATGATGGCAAGGTGACCGTTGTCACCCTTGAGCAGTCATTCCTGGAATATGGTTTGTATCAGGAGTATGGAGTAGGCAAAGAAACGCCAAGGGGCAACCCTGGCGACATCGGGCGTGATAAGGTGCGCCAGCGCCGACCATGGATGAGCAAGAAGCTTTATGCTTCGGTCATGAAGTTAAAGGAGATGTTTGCCGACTCCATGGGGCGAGAGTTCTGCGGCATCGTCGCCGATGCCTTAAGCGATAAAAAGATGCGTGATATGATGCGCAGCAAATAGTGTCTTTTTATCGGCATTAATAATATGATAATTTTGATGTGTGAAGTTGGCGCAGCCCAACTATGAACTATCAACTATGAACTATTAACTATTTGATATGAGTACACCAATAGAAGAACTAACCGCTCTCGTCGATGCGCTCCGCGCCGAGACCACCGAGCAGTCCATCACTCCCGAGCGCATGGGCGCGATACTGCAGCGCATGATTGATGTCTTGCCATCAGTCAGCGATGCGAATTCCCTCAAAGGCTGGGTGGCAATATCGTCCATCAACGAATTGCCAAGCAACCCATCCCCCACTCAGCTAGCCTTAGCCTATTTGCTCGACACCACGCTCTACGTCTATGTAGGAAGTGGCGGCGACACCTTAGAAGGCAAATACCGCAGTGCTGAGCTCAAAGGCACCAAAGGCGACACAGGTGTCGACGGCAAAGATGGCAAGGATGGCGTTGATCTTGGTTTGGCAAACATTGTAGATGACCTAGAGACTGGCACATCAACCGATGTACTTAGCGGTAGGATGGGCAAATACCTTTATAAGAGCAGCAGCCAAAACTACATCAAAGGCTTTTACATTGACCAAACCAATAAGCTGGTCTTTAAGGACACATGGAACCATTACCCCGATTATTTCCCTTGTTCGCAAGGTGACAGCTTGGTGTGGACTCCAGGCGTAGTGCTTACTCTTGCAAGGTTGGTGTTCTACAATTCAAGTAAAGAGATGATTACTTCCTACACTGCGAATGATAAAAGACGAACAATTACCGCCCCAGCAGACACCGCTTATGTAAGAGTGTCATTCAATGATATGTATGGCGACACACCAAACACTATGCCATTGAAGATTGGCGATGTGGAATACCCGAGAACGGAGGACAAGGTTGGAGTGAAAGATATACCAATCACACACATACCAAATGCAATCGCCAACAACTTTTATGGCTATCTGTATAACCATTTTGGCATTACTGACGTGCCTGCTGATGCGATGCTCTATGAGAACAAGACTATTCAAGGCACAACTGTAAGCCTTACGGGTACAAGGTGTATTGCACAACTGCCAGTGAGCTTTGGGTATGGCATTAGGATTATACCGACCGACGGCTATAAGATAGACCTAAGACTTTGCACTTATGAGCAAGTAGATTCGGGGCAAATAAGTGCAACTACTATTATATCCACCAATGGTGTCACAACCAACCCAATAACAGCACTCATCCCTCATGGCGCACACATGGCAGTTGTTTGGGTGGCAAAGACAACCGATGCTGTAATAACCACTGATGAGGCGAAATTAGGCTTTACCGTTCAAATGGTAAAAATTCCCGATGTGCCAAGAATGGTAAAGTCAGTTAATCACAGAGGCTATGGCACATGTCCCGAGAACACGCTTGTGGCTTTCCAAGAGTCAAGGAGACAAGGTTTCTTCTGTGTGGAGACAGATGTGCGCACAACAAGCGATGGTGTGCTTGTGCTACTTCATGATGCATCTATCAACCGCACGGCAAGGAATGCAGATGGCACTGCGATTAGTGGCACAGTTAACATCGCAGACATCACCTATCAGCAAGCACTTGAATACGACTTTGGCATCGCAAAAGGTTCTCAGTTCGCTGGCACAAAGATACCAACACTTGTTCAATTCTTAACCCTATGCAAGAGGCTGGGGTTGCACGCATACCTTGAATACAAAGATGCTGATGTGTCAGCGATAGTGGCTGCGGTGCAAAATGCTGGGATGCGAGGAAATGTGACATATCTTGGCAACCAAATTTATCTTCGTTCAGTCAAAGCATTAGACACTAAAGCAAGACTCGCCATGCTTGCGGCGGCTGCGACAACATCTTTGTATAACGAACTGAAAAACGACTTCAACGAGGTTATAGCAGATATGTCGTACAATGATAGTTACACTACATTGAAAGAGGCTGGTATACCAGTTGAGGTGTATGTGGTTGACAATACGACCTACCTTGACAATATGGACAGCTATATTAGTGGTGTGACTTCCAACACGCTTGTTGCTGACAGGTATTTATATCTGAGTGAAATTCTATGATAAAAGCGCAGAGGCACGAAACCTCTGCGCTGTCTTTTATAGGCTTGTTTTTGGTTGGTATTTTTGTTTCAAAAATAACAAACACACCAAAAACAAGTCACTATGAACACAGAGAATCTTCGAAGAATATTCTTCACCGCTTTTGGGGCGATAAGCACAGCACTCGCCCCGACATTACCATATCTCATCCTGTGCACTGTTGCCGTACTTGCCGACTGCCTCTCGGCGTGGCTTTTGTCACGGCGAGTAAAGAAGGCCTATCCTGCCGATACTAACAAGGAGACCGGCAAGTTCAATTCCTGGCATTTCGGCAAGACGCTGTGGACGCTCCTCTGCGTCTATGCCCTGCTAGTCTTCGCATTCTTCCTCGAGCAGTACATCACAAGCAGCTTGCCGTTCGACGCTCTCAAAGTCGCTGCTGGTGCGGTAATCTTCTGGCAGGGATGGAGCATATTGGAAAATGCTTCATCCTGTAACGGCGCTAATTGGGCAAAGATCTTGCAGAAGATTATGGTTGATAAGACCGAGCGCCACCTTGACATCGACTTGAGCGACCTGCGCCTCACTGAGCACGGCGACAAGGAGAATCCCGCTGGCGCAGGAGAGCGTTCTGCCAAGTCGATAGACAATATCCCTTCCTCTTTCGCTGCCATTCCTCGCGCCGTAGTGCCCGAGGAAGGCAGCCTGCAGCTTCGCCTCGAGCGCACCGCGTTGAAGAAGCTCTATACCATCGGGCACCTTTATGTCGTAGCTGGTGGCAAGAAGACCTACGTCTGCGACACCATCGAAGACACTGTGCGCGATGTCAACAAAAACGGAGTTTTCGACAACGGAGAGAAGAAGATCAAGTCGCTCACGGCGATTCCCTACGGAACCTACGAAGTAGGCTGGTCTTATTCCTCAAGGTTCGGTGTGAGCAAGTTCAAAGAAGCTGCCAACTACAACCACACCATGCCCTGGGTGAAGCGAGTGCCCCACTTTGAGGGCATCTTGATACACTGCGGAAGCAGCGAGAAGTCAAGTGCCGGTTGCATCATTGTTGGTTACAACAAGCAAGTCGGCCGTGTCGTTGACTCTCGCAAGGCCTTCAACAAGTTGATGGACTATTACCTGTGGCCAGCCAAGAACAAAGGACAGAAGATATATATCACGATAGTATGAAACTGCCCGAGAAAATATATCTCACTGTCCCGACCAGTTGGGCAGAGTTGAACGACAACCAGCTCTACTACATCTTCGGGCTCTTCGCCGACAATCTAAGCTCAGCGCAGATAAAGGCATACTGCTTCTTCACATGGAGCGGTACCAAGCTCTTGTGCCGCTACGGTGACGGATACCTTGCCAAGCGAGGCAAGGAAGAGTTTACTCTGACCTCTGCTGTTGTCGCCTCTGCCATCCACGCCCTTGATTGGGTAGATGTGTTGCCCGATATCCCTGTTCGCATATCAAAGATAAAAGGCGCAAAGGCAGCAGAACCCACGCTGGTGGGTTTCGCCTTTGAGCGATATTTGTATTGCGAGAATTTATACCAGGGATATCTCCAGACCCAGCAGCACCATCTCCTCAACGAGATGGCGCATCTCCTCTACGACAGCGACAAGGTCACTCCCAATCAAGCCGAGAAGATAGGCATTTTCTATTGGTGGATGGGACTCAAGAGCTACTATGCTCGCCAGTTCCCACACTTTTTCCAGAGCGTCAGCGACAATGCCAATCTTCTCCACGCCAACGTCAACAGGCCACCCACCAGCGCCGAGTTGCAGCAAGCGATGAATGCCCAGATTAGGGCGTTGACCAAGGGCGATGTTACCAAGGAGTCACAGATCCTTGCCATGGACACATGGCGAGCCCTTGTCGAGCTTGACGCACAGGCGCGCGAATATGAAGAAATCAACAAGACAATGAAGAAATGATATTGCTCATTGACCACAAGCAAGTCGCCATCAACCCAGGCACCACGATAGACTATATCTCGTCGAACCTTTTATTCAGCGACCGAGAAGATTTCTCGTTGACCTTCACCTTGCCATTACGAGGCTGCAAGCAGAACCGAGAAATCTTCTCCAACATCTACCGCAAAGATGTCGATATCACCACGCTCTACTATGATGCGGAGATCGTCGCCGGACGTTTCCGCTCATCGGGAGCAGTGGCCGTTGTCGAAGTCAACGATGACGACATCAAGCTGCAGTACCTTGGCGGTCGCAGCTTCATCAATTTCTATCCCGAATGGGATGACCTTTACATTGATGAGCTAGACTTAGGTTCTTATTCAAGAACCGTCACCACGCCTGCCGACGTGTGGGGCGATACCGACGAGATAGCCTTGCCCTGGGTGAACAACACCAGCGGCAACATGCAGAACCGTGCCGACAAGGTAAATGGCGCATGGCAGTTCCACACCACTGCCGACGATGACGAAGACACCGAGGTGGTAAACGGCCTCTCCAAGCAGATTCGTCTGTATAAGATCACCGAGCTTATCCTTGACGCTGTCGGTTACACTGACCGCGATTTCACTGCTTGGGAAGACAGCGAGTATTACTACCTCTATATGCTCAACACCTTACCCTCTGCCTGGTCTAATGGAGCGTGGGCTGCTGCCCTGCCACATTGGACCATCAATGAGTATTTCGAGGAACTAGAAAAACTCATGCAGTGTGTCTTCGACATTGACCACAAGTTCGGCAGCGTGAAGTTCTCCTTCCAGTCTGCCGACCAGACCCATGCTGGCGAGCGAGAGCTGCGTGACATCCTTGACGAGTTTACTGTCACCGTCAGCAAAGACGATGACAGCGACTATAAAGGCACGCAAAACATAGGCTATGCCTCGTGCTCTCACGAGATGTGGAACTTCATGCAATGCGAGTGGTATTTCCGTTCCCATCCCAATGTACGTCCTGTGATTTATGAGACTCTGCAGGGCATGCTCACCCACCTGCACAACGACGGCCCCACCAGCGGACGCTCCTCAGGCGGTCGCATCGCCCATGATAAGAATTTGATGTATGCCGCCGATGTTGACACCTACTTCGTGCTCTATGAGCAGCTGCGCCGACCCACCGATGAGAGAACGAGCTTCACGCTCTATGGCAGCGGTTGGGAAGTGCGCCCAATCAACCGTTTCGGTGATTGGATAGGCGATGACGAGCATTGGCGCGACAAAGAAGAAATCAAGGCGGTGCCGGCATGGTTAGACCTTGCCATAGATGCCGACTACAACAGCAAGGGGCGCATCCTCTTCCTCGAGTGTGGCTCACTCGACAACATGTCAAACTCAGGACACACTGGCCCTCATGGGCGAGATGAGGCACAAGAGCAGCAGAAAGAAGTCAATCAGCGAGGCCTTAATGTGACACTCGCGCTGATGAGAGGCGACCCGGGCGACAAAGGCGCCACCTTCGATAAGATTTATGTCGGCTTCTGGTATGGTGAGCCGCAGATCTTCGGCGACAAGCTGCCCTGCCCATTCATTGACCTTTTCGAGATAGAGTCCTCTTGGGACTATGTGGATGTTGGCAGCGACAAGCACAAGATTGTAGGCAACTACACCATAGTCAACAGCGGACATGACGGTTCGCTCCGCATCAACAATGCGAGCTACAGCATGGGTCCATCTCGCGATACCATGACCAAGATAGAGAAGACCAAGAAGTATGAATTTTCGTTCGTTTCGGAAGAACTTCCGAACGTTCGTGCAAAATTCCTCATTCGTGGGAAATGGTATCTATGCAGCGAGCTGCAGTGCGAGATTACCAGCGACGGCATGAGCAAAGTGATGAAAGGCTCCTTTTGGAGAATACTCGACGAAGAAGAGGATAACTCATAAGTAAAGTTTTGCTTTGTAATTGAAAATGTGAGAGCCTGGTGCGAGAGCATCGGGCTTTTTCTTCTTCTATGATTGCTATATTTAGCAATTAATTATTAACTTTGCGGCGATTATTAACTAAACGCTTATTGCAATGAAGAAAACTGTTCTGTTCATGATGGCTCTATTGCTTGTGTCTTTAACCTCATGCAAGAGCCTTTTGCCACAATTCACACAGAAGACCTATGTACTTGACTACAGCAAAGCAAGTAGGCAAGGGGTGTTCCTTTCAGAAGCAAACTCTGTGAGCTTCGAATACGCTCCTGTTGCCTCTATTGTAGTTACTAGTTCCGATGGCATGGCAAAGGTTGCAAAGACATCAAAGAACTATGGCGATGAAAGCTATGGAGGCCCTGACACGAAGATTTCTTATAAAGACGAGTGGCAGGTAGCTACCTACGAGCAAACTTTAGACCGTGCTGTTCAATCTTGCCTAGACCTTGGCGGCGATGGAATAATCAACATCACCTTCAATCTCAATTACGACAGCCAAGGCGCAGTGACAGGGAACACCTTGCGAGGCATGGTGATTAAGCGCAAATAATATGTTCTTCAACATATTTCTGCATTTTTCGGAGTGTTAAGTATTGACATTCCGAGAAATCGTTGTATATTTGCAACGTCAAACAACTGGTAGATGTATCTACCCCGTCGAGCATCGGATATTGCTCACGACATACTCGTTGGGCATTTTTTTATTGCCCAAGCAGACCGAAATATAACGGCTGCCTTATCCTTGGATTTTTGCTCTTCGGGGCATCTCCAGTTGTTTGACGACAGGATAACGGCGGCCGTTTTGCTGCTATTGTATAACGTCAAACAACTGGAAAAATGAAAGAGACTATTTCATTAGAGAGAACTGCGAAGCAGTCAGCCAGAGCGCTTGCTGAGAAAGCGCTGGAGTCACTAACATCAACAACCACGATCCTCGTGCTGGGCGTCGTTGCCACCTTTGCCATCATGGCGGCGGTAGTCAACGGTGCCTGGACCACGTTCACGACTGTTGCAACATTTGCATTCGTCGTGGCCATGGCTACCTCCATGACCATCGACATCGAGAAAGGAGGTCTGTCATGATGGATTATGAGAACTTTTTGCTTCTGGTCCACACTATGCGCCATCATCAGCGCATGTGGTTCAAGTACAAGTCCAAAGAAGACCTAATCAAGTCGAAGCAGTTAGAGCGAGAAGTTGATGAAGTTTTAAACAAGTGGCATGAATCGCTTCATGAAGCGAAGCAGGAAGGGGGTGAAGCATGAGCACCTGGAATGTGAAATCCACGAAGTATGAACGTGACGATTTAAAGATTGTCATCGACAAGATTATAGACACGTCGAACAATGACCCCACAGCGTGCGAGATTCGCGTTCAGCGCCACATTCGCAGCTACGATGACCTAATCCACGAGACGCACATCTGGCTTGACGAGGTGCGCCAAGTAATCACTCTGCGTGATGCCCTGAACAGCTTCATTGAGCAGCACCACCTTGAGGAAGGAGGTGCGGAATGAATCAGTATCATTATGAGCTGCGCCGCACGATTGATGGCGTTACTGTAGGCGAACGCTTTTACGGCACATCTCAAGAGTGCCATCGCCGTGGCGATGAGATGGCTACCCGAATGCGAGTCGGCGTTGAATGCTATGCCTTCAACAAGCCGATGAATCAGTGGCAGAAGATGGGCACTTACCGTGGCCACTATGTGTTCACTGACAGTTTCGGTGAAGACCGTCGAATGAAATTTGACTACTCAAGCATGGCTCCCATGGGGAAGGAGATTGCCTTATGAAACGCCAGGAATCCCCCGTTGCGAGCATTGACGCAAACGTAGTTATAGCTCAATGGCTTGAGTCGCAACGATTTACCCCCCCCCCAAGAGGCTAATATAGAGGGCGTTACGCTCATGACAAGCGACGATATCATTCGAGCTTTGAGCGACATGTGCGACCTCGATATAAACGCCGTAGCAGCCGCCATGATTGAAGCCGGGTACAAGATGGTATTCACCTCTCACGGCAAGCATGGCTGGGCATTAGAACGAAGATAGGCAACATTTTTATGACATATAATAGCGGTGTGGGCTTCGTCGTGAGACGAGGCTCTCACATTTTTGCACACTGTGCCTGGCGTCAGCCCCCGTAGCCCCCAGTTTAAAAGCATACAGAGTACAGGAGTGCATCGGTTCTGCCGCATGCATTCCGATAGGGGGAGCGCGAGGGGCAAGCCCCATCCCAAAAAGAGTGAATCTATAAACAGAAAATATGCGGCGAACGCTGCAATATTTTACACTTACATGTTTTTATTTTTTCTAATATAAAAGTAAAAAATTTTAGTACATTAGTACGGATTTGCGTTTGTAAACTGATTATTAGCGAGTTAAGGGCGCACACTTTTGAGGTTTCAAAGAGTGCGCAAGTGTGCGCACAGTACAGTAGTACGGACCGAAAAAAAGGTGCGCAAAAACGAGCGCACTAATGTACTATAATACAGAGGATTAGAAATATTTTCGTACATCCGCACTAAAAGTACACTCTTTTTGGGTGTAAAACGTACATGTGCGTGTGTAAAACAAAAATGAAATTTTCATTGCATTTTTAGGTTGATTATTGCCCAAAATGTACTATCTTTGTGGTGCATTTCAAGGTTTTAGGTAATAATATTAGAATTCACTTTGAGGTTCAGGGAGAAGGAGAGCGCAGCGATGCCTCTCATGGATTAAAGACGTAGGCTTCTCCCTGTTTTTATTTTAGGGTATTATGAACATCTATCTCCAACTTCCTAAACATCTTAGCGAGTGGCTGCGCCATGAATATGGCGACGAGCAAGGTGTGGTGCGTCTGCCCAACGGCTGTGCCGAGCATGACGTGATGGAGATGTTGATGGAGAAGTGGCCCGACGACGTACCTGTCGAGACCATGGGCGAAGGCAAGACGGCGATTCATATTCCCGAGTTCAAGGCGCGTAAGCCCGAGTATTACAATTACCTCACACCTTACGGCAAGAAGATGCTCACCCATGTCATATATGTCCGCTTCAGGATACAGCTGTGGAATGATCTCCACTCTTTGGAGAAGTTCCACTTGCCCATCACCGATGCCATATATGACTGGATGGAGCGCCACGGCATTGAGCCGGTAGAGAAATCCTGGGAGAGCATCCGTCAGATGTACTTTCGTCAGCGAAAACAGTACAAACCAAAAAAAAAGTGATTTTTTTGCCATTTTTCGCTACGAAAAAAACCGCTGAAATTACCAAGAGCGCACTAAGTGTAACAAACATCAACTAACCATACATCCTCAATAATATGACCACAACCTGCCACAACCTACCAGGCATCACCGAGATAAGGATTCTCGATGCCGCGAGCCTTCTACCATATATAATGGAGAAGGCGTGTGCCGGCTTCACCGTCGGCATCCTTGAGAAAGCAGCGCCGATACGCTTCTTCGGCACTGCTACTTGTGAGACAGAGCAAGTTGACGACCACAACGGGCGACTTGAGACCGCTACTCTCAAGTTCGACTGTTTAGTCAAGATGCCTGTCACCGGTGTTGCCTTCCTCATTCGCCAAGCGTCGGGGCAATGGTGGCTCCTGGGCACTAAGGAGCAGCAGCCCCAGATCAGCTTGGAGTACAGCACTTCGATGCCTAGCGAGAAGTCTGTGACCACCGTCACAGCCGAAATGAGGGCGTTAAAAGCCCTAATTGGCGTGTCGGTGTAGTCCTTTAGCAAAAGGCGTGACTACCATAAATTTGCATTATTAACTCTAATAACGCAAACACTATGCTCAAAAAATACGACTTGAAGCTCAAGGGCTATGTAGGTGGTTGGGATTTCGATTCCGACTACGTTGACTACATCCTTGACAAGAAGGAGAAAGGCGAAGTGAATGTGCTCATCAACTCCCTTGGTGGTGATGTCGCCACAGCCTTCGCCATAAGCGCGATGTTCAAGAACCACGCCAATGTCAATGTGCATTATGTGGGAATGAACGCCAGCGCTGCCACCATCGCTTCGCTCGGTGCAAAGCATGTGTCGATAGACGCAAATGCGATGTACCTGGTCCACAAGTGCAGCAATCTCATTCTCAAATGGGATTTCTTCAATGCCGACCAGCTCGAGCAGCTCATTGACGAGTGCGAGAAGCAGAAGCGAGACCTAGACAAGATAGACTTGAATATTGCCAGTGCGTATGCCGCACGTTGCAAGAAAGACAAGGCCGATTTGTTGGATTTGATGACCGAGGGCGGTTGGCTCTCTGCCAAAGAAGCCCTCGAGTGGGGTTTTGTTGACGAGATCACCGACGAGCCCGAGGACGAGGCCCCTGTCATCGACGAGGGCGTTGTGAACTTCATGGAAACTGCCGGCATTCCCATGCCCAAGAACATGAAGGTTGTCAAGCCTGGCTTCCTGCAGCGAATCCTCGATGCTATTGCTGGCACCAAACTTGTAAACAAAACTACCATAACCATGCAGAAAATGTTCAAATTCGTGTGCGCTCTCCTCGCAGTGGAGACGCTCACCAGCGAAGACGGTAAGATTACCCTTACCGATGAGCAGGTTCAGAAGATAGAGGACGCCATGTCGGCCGAGAAGGCAGCCTTGAATGTTGCCTTGCAGGATGTCGCCAACCGCGACCAGCAGATTTCTGACCTCAATGCCCGCATTTCCGAGTTGGAGAACAAGCCAGCTTCGGAATCTGTAAACGTAGTTGAAGAGAGCAAGAAGACTGATGACTTCGCCTCCAACTTCAACGAAGCCCGAGAATTGTTTAATCAAATAAACTGTTAAGCCATGCCCGATATCCATCAAATTCAGTTCTCCCTCGAGGAGTACCAAGAGGCAGCGCGCATCTACCGTGAGCCTCTGTTGCTGCTTCCCCTCTTTGCAGCGCAAGAAACTTTGAAGTTTATGACAGGCGTTCCTGGCGTGCGTTACAGCGTAGCTGTTGGCACTGCCGAGAGCAACGCCCAGTTCGCTCCCTACAAGGCATCTCGCAAGAGTGCCGGTACCACCGACGTTATCTATCGTGACCTCAAGACTTACTTCGGTAATGTCGCAGAGGACTTTGAGCCCAACAGCGTCATCCAGCTGCTCCTTGGTCGTGGAGCCGCTTTCCTTGGCGACGGTCAGAAGACCGCACCAAGCGCAAAGCTCGTGCTCAGCACTGTCATGAAAGCTCTTGGTCACAACCTTGAGCAAGCCCTGTTCACTGCCGAGCGTGACGCTACCGGTGACACCACCATGGACCTGTTCGATGGTTGGGGCACCATTGCCGACAAAGAGATTGCCGCCAATAACATCTCAGTTGCCAAGGGCAACCTCATGGAGCTCACCGACGAGATCACCGATGTCAACGCTGTTGACATCGCCAAAGAGATTGTCTATGGCCTTGACAGCCGTCTGCGTCAGCAGAACTGCTTCCTGTATTGCTCGCAAGAGTTTGCCGACAAGTACAACGAGAGCTATCTTGCCACCCACTCTGGCATTGTTTACAATGACAAGTTCGAGCAAGTATATGTAGAAGGCAGCAACCGCAAGGTCACCCTTGCACCTCTGCCTTGCCTCGATGGCACTGACAAGTTCTTTGTATCGCCAAAAGAGAACATGCTCTTTGGTTACGACAACATGAGCGATATCGAGCGCATCCAGGTTGACCGTTTCCAGCCATGGATTCTCACCTTGAGCGCAGCCATGTTCTTTGGCGTGCAGTTCCACAGCATCGACAAGCGCATGCTTAAGGTTATCAAACTCGCAGGTTCGTCAAGCAACGAAGGTGAAGGCGAAGGCAACGGTTAATTAATGTCTAACCTATAAAACTCGATTACTATGTCAGCAACATGCCCTAATCTGCAACAATCAATAGCATGGTGCCAAGGTGCTCCCGAGTACCCTGGCATCCGTGGACGTGTTTATTACACGTCAAAAGGCAACATCGTGAAGTTCCCTACCTTGACACGCGACACTTTGAAGCGTGCCACCAGCGCCACGCTCACCGGCTCTTTCGAGTTGGCAAGTGGAGAGGTGTGGAAGTATATCGATATCAACGTGGAAAAGTCGCAGTTGACAAGCGAGGCGCAGGGCGAAGCCCCCAGCCAGACTCAGCTCAACAAGTTGACTATGGTCCACAATGGCGTAGGCGAAGCTGCCACTGCCGCTGCTGTATATTTGAACAACAACGACAATGTCTTCGTTGTTCAAGACATGGCAGGTCGCTATCGCGTCGTAGGCAACGAGCGTTGGCAGAGCGTCACCACCGTGGCGCAAGACAACGGTCAAGGAACTAACCCTGCCAGCACCACCATTGAGGTGCAGGCCACCGACGAGATTGCAGCGCCATTCTATGTAGGAACCCTCGAGACCGAAGACGGCACCATCGATTGCAGCGATGGCAGCGTCACTCCTTCGGAGACCGACGGCGAGGGCGACGGCGAATAAGCTTCCAATCTCAGAATATCGCCTATGGATGGGTCTATCAAGGATATCATGTCGGATGTGTCGACGTCCAAGATAGACCCTAATTTTTCCTCAGGCGGTGGCAAAGATCTTTTTGGCGAGCACAAGCGACGAGCGTGGGACAAGACCACCGAGGCGCGATGTGATTTCACCTACCTGTTGAAGTTGACTAGGCGCACCGATGTCAATTTCATCACGATATGGAAAAAGAGCCTTTACGGGCGCACTTTGACCGATATCAAGAGTGACCCAGCGATGGTGTCGCATTTCGCCGACAACATCGTGCCGGTCATCCGCGAGACACTTGGCACCAGCCTTGCCCATGGCGGTTGGTGCATAGTGACCTCGCCGAAGCGTCGCCACAAAGAAAAGAACTTTGCCACGATGATCAGCGAGAGGATAGCCGCCGAGCTTGGCATCCCGTTCTACGAGGATGTAGCGCTGTGCCGCACGAAGCAGCGCATGAATGCGGTCTTCACGCTGAACATCTTACCTAAGGAACCCAACGTCATCGTCTTCGACGATTTCGTTACCACCGGCAACACGTTGGCGAGCATGAAGCGATTATTACAACCCTTAGGCAAGAACCTTGTGTTCTTCGCCGGCATCAACAACAAACTATAAATTACATTATGATTGATAAAAAACTCCAGAAGCGTCTTGTAGATTGGCTTGAATCGCCAAGAGACTCCCGCAACATCGAGGAAGGCGCAACAATCTTATTAAAGATTAACCGTAACGTCATTGCCTACCGCAATGCCGTTATGCGCCCCGAGAAGTACGCCGCGCACATTGAGCATCAATTACGCAAGTACTATGACAAGACCGTTGTCGAAGTCACCCATGAGCAAGTAGAGCAGATGGCCGAGCAGGTCATCAAGATTGTTGACAAGCATCTAGTCTATGATGATGACAACAATCCAGCTGGCGAGTTCAAGAAGGGCAAGCGTGCCGACCATGAGAGTCTTCCCGAAGAGATACAATCTCTCTACGTGGAGAATCTCTCCCTCGTGCAGCGCATGCGAGAAGTGCATGCACGCCTCCGCATTGTCACCGGTCAGCCTGGCATGTGCCCCGACAGTGACCGTTATCCCTTCTTGAAGGAGTTAATCGCCCTCGACAAGCAGCTCCATGAGAATTGGGCACGCTACGATAGCTTCGACGCTTCCAAGCAAGAACAGAGCATCAGCCTAGATGCTCGCGAGGCCAGTCGGCGTGCAGCGGGATTTGTAAACCTGAACAAAAACCGCTATGCCAAGAAGCCCACCGAGGAGATGAAGGAGAGGCTGGCGATAGCCTACAGTAAGGTCATCAACCCCAGTGAGAAGATGACTAACGACCTCAAGAAGTTAGGCATCATCAAGTGAAGCGCAACACATCCATAGAAGACTATCTGTCGCCTTTGGATGACTCATCCACCCAGGCATATCTGACCAACTCCATACAGGTGGCCGATGTGCTCGAGTGGATATTGAAGCAATATGGCAAGAGTGAGGTGTGGCAAACATCCTTCTCCATCAGCGAGGAGTTCTTGAGGCGCTTATACTTCATCCGTCGCAGCGGTAACGTCAGCGACTTCCATTTGGTACTTGACCTAAAAGCGACAAACAAGACACTCAAGCTGTGGCCCTTCATCGTCCAGGTTATTGACAAGGCTTATTTAGCCGACAATCACAGCAAGATTTTGCTTGTCAAGTCTGCTGATGGGCGATGTGCCACTGTCATGACCAGCCAGAACCTCACTCGCGGAAACCGCTATGAAAGTGCCATCGTCACCACCGAGGAAGGAATCTTTTCCATCCTAAGAGGTCAGATGGCCGATGTTATCACCAACCATGCAGTACCCTTAAACGATGTATTCGCAAGAACACTTAGAAATGATTGAGAAACTTGCCTCGCTGTATATGACAATAAGCGAGATAGCAAGTGTCATCGATGTGCCAGCCGAGGCGCTACGTCGAGACATAGCGAGCAAGGGAAACCCAGCCGAGAAAGCTTACACTCGAGGCAAGGTTTCCACCAAGCTCGAGCTGCGCAAGCAGGAGATGCTTCTTGCTCGCGTCGGTTCGCCATTGGCATTAGAGAACAGTCGGCGTGCATTGTTAGATATGGAAGACGACGAATAATGCCACTGCCCAAGACCATAGACGTGTGCCGAGTAGACCTCTTCACTGCCAAGAGCGAACTCGAGGAGAAATATGATGCGATCACCGTTGCTCGCCTCATAAGAGTTCGTGACGAGTATCAGTGGATGCTCGCCAATCCCGATTCGAGAGACAGGCAGTTTGTTGACGAGTTTACCTCACGCTACGGCGTGTGTGACTCGGCGGTTTATAACGACCTAGCGATTATCAAGCAGCTCATGCCTGCGTTAAGCCAGGCTAGCAGAGACTTCCATAGGTGGAAGACCAATCAGATGCTGCTTGAAACCTACCAGATGGCTAGGAAGCGCAAAGATGCCAAGACCATGGAACGCGCTGCCACCAGTTATGGCAAGCTCAACCGCGTTGATCTTGAGGACGAGCAGGCGTTGCCTTTCGACCTCATAGTGGTGCAGCCGTTCACCGCCACGCAAGACCCGTCTGTGCTCGGCATCAAGCCCATCCCCAACCTTGATGAGAAGATATCACAGATGATAGCCAAGTATCGTCAAGAGACTATTGATATCGATGATGTGGAATATGAGGAAGCCGACCTCGAGGAGGGCGAGCTTTGGAGTGATAATGACGATGAGCAAGCAGCCGAAGAAGGAAATATACTTTAACAAGCCGCAGCGATTAACGCAGTTAATCAGCGCAAATATCACCGTGATAGTGGCAGGGCGAAGAACCGGCAAGACCGATTCCATCGCCGCGCCCTTCGTGTTGCGCAATATGCAGCGCATGGCTGGCAGCACCGGTGGCATCGTGGTGCCCACCTTCAAGCATGGACTCACCAACACCATCCCTGGGTTGCTCGCAGCCTGGCACCGTTGGGGCTATGAGCGCAACGTTCACTATGTGATCGGCAAGCGACCACCAAAATCCTTTGGAAAGCCCATCATCGAGCCTGCCGATTATGAGCATGTCATCACCTTCTACAACGGTAGTGTCGCAGTGATCATATCGCAAGACCGACCAGGCAGCAGCAACTCCTTAACCTTGTCCTGGCTTTTGATTGACGAAGCAAAATTTATCAATTATGATAAATTAAAAGAAGAAACCTTGCCCGCCAATGGCGGCATCAAAAGTTTCTTCGGCTCCAGAAGTTACAATCATTCCATGATGATATTGAGCGATATGCCTCAGACCTCAAAAGGTAGTTGGTTTCTCCACTACAAGGACAAGATGGATGGCGAGCTCATCGCCACCATAGAGGCGACAGTGTATAAGATTTGGAGCACCAAGCAGCGCATCCGCGACATGAAGGCAAAAGGCAAGCCAGTGCCTGAATACCTGCGCAACTATTTGCGCCGGATGGACCGCGACTTGAACAAGATGCGCAGCGTGGCCGTCTATTATAAAGAGTACTCAAGCATTGAGAACCTACAGCTGCTTGGTGAGAACTACATCAAGCAGATGAAGCGCGACCTCACGCCTTTAACCTTTCAGACCTCCATTCTTTGCCAGCGCATCGGGATTGCAAAGGATGGTTTCTATAGCTCCATGAGGGAGCGCCATAAATATGATGCCAGCGACTTCGCCTATTTAGATGGGCTTGGATGGAGTGTGAAGCAAGATGCCCTTGACTCACGCGCCGATGCCGACGTTGATCCAAACTCGCCCATCTGCATCGGCATGGACTACAACGCAAATATCAATTGGATTGTGGCAGGTCAGCCGAGAGACGGAAAACTCTTCGTCTTAAAGAGTTTTTATGTCAAATTCGAGCGCAAACTTCCCGAATTGGTCAGCGACTTCTGCGCCTACTACGAGCACCATCAGAACAAGGAAGTAGTGTTTTACTATGACACTACAGCCTTGGGAAGCAACTATGCGGTTAATGAGCAAGACTTTCATTGGGTTGTATGCAATGAATTTTCGAAGCATGGGTGGCACGTCAACGACGTGTACATGGGCCATCCCATGAAGCACAGCGAGAAATATCTGCTCATTAACCAGGGTTTCTCTGGGCGCCAGAACCTAACTCCGATGCTCAATCGCCAGAACAACGATGACCTTATCCTGGCGATACAATCGGCAGGAGTCATCCGTGGGCGCAATGGCTTCAAGAAGCATAAGGCAGGCGAGAAGCTCGCCGAGAGTGAGGAGAACCTGTTAGAGCATCGCACCGATGGCACCGATGCCTTCGACCAACTATATATCGGGTGTGAGAAGCTGCCACAGACAAATTACTCCTCAGTCGCCTTAGACATAGCCGGTATATCCTAATTTACTCTCATTATACAACATGATGTAATTTTTTTACTGCTCGGCAGGGTCTGTGAAGATCTTGCCGTTCCTATCTCCCTTGCAGCCTGAAGTTCTTTCCAAAATGGAAAGATCTGGAAGGATGTTATTTTACTTTCGCCCGAGAAAAGTAAAATAAGGGGTTTCTTTCCGCTCTATTCGGCAATTTTGCGGAAAATAGCGGAAAGATTCGGAAATTTACCTCTAAATTTCCCCGTTTGAAGGCTGAAAATTCCAATTTATCGGGATTTTCAGCGCCGTTTTTGCGGTTTCGAGCTGTTCTCGACCGCAAAAACCGCGCGAAAAGCCCATTTTATCGGTGTGTGTGCGTGTATTTCTCACGCAAAATTCAGGTAAAATTTACCGCTCTCCACCGATAAAATTATTAGACCGCTGAAATTCAGCGGTCATTTGGGGTTTAAGGGGCGATTTCATCGCCCCTTACCGTCGGTAGACCCCCCTTCCGCCCTACGCATTGCGTGCGCTCTCGCTCGCTCTGCGTGCGGAATATGTACGACCACCACCGCCACACCGCCCGACCGAGCAAGGCGATGTGCGGTACTGCTCCATCGCTTGCGAAGGGCGGTATTGCGCCCTTGTGTGCGTGTGTCTTTTATTCTTGTTACTTGTAATTATACCTTTGTGTAAAATAGTTAAGTATGACACAAGCCCTCAATGCACCCACCACGCTCACATGGAGCAGCGACATCCCAGCTGTGGAGATATCCACAAGCGAAGATTCCATTGCCTTGAGTGTGCTCATTGGTTCGACCACGATCCAGGAGCTCACGCTTTATGCCTATGATGGCAAGGTGGTGTTATGGGAGCTAAGAGATTTAGTCGAGACCTACATGTGCGACCATGAGCTGCATGCTGATACCGTCAGCGTCGTAAGTGGCAGTGACACTCTCTGCTCCTTTGATGTTGCGTATATAGTAGGTGTTATGCTCGGTGATTGTCCCACCTTCTGTGAGAATTATTTTCTCACCTTGTCACACGCCCAGCAACTTGTACCAGGTGTAGAGTACACACTGTATTATCATGGCAGTGAAGACACCGCCATTATCAGAGTGGCCTACACCAACGACGAAGGCGACACGCGAGTTCTCAGCCAGAGCGTCAGCGTGGATGGCAGCGTGACGTTCAGCACGGACAGCCTTTCGGAATTGTTCGAGGTCACCAGCATCATTGGTGTTACCATCAGCGTAGGCAAGCGCACGATGCATTTATACATCAACGAAGTGCTTGCGCCTGACTACGTTTTCTTATGTGTCAACTACTTTGGAGTGCGTGAGGTTGTGCCAATCAACTGCGCCACGTCCACCAACCAGGAAGGCAAGAGGACAATTGCAAGCGTAGGGCGTAGCGCTGTGCTTGCGTCCTTGCACCATGAAGTAGAGCATGAAGTGGAGACAGCTCCGCTGACTCCTCTTCAGTGTTCTGCAGTGGAGCAGTTGTGCGAGTCGCCATCGGCATGGCTGCTGCCAAGCATGACTCCCATAGTCATCACAGAGCGCACGTGCGACCTGAGCGATGAGCGAGGGGAGTTGCAAAGTGTCAAGTTCACTTGGCGCACCTTGCCCGGGCGACGTCTTGTCAGCCTTGAGCCTCGCGAGTCCACGAGAATATTCACTGATGAATATGACGAGACTTATGGCTAGCAAGATCCATATCACAACCGCGCGCAAGATGCTTGATGCCGGTGACCCCTTAGACCTCCAGGTCTGGGCAAAAGACGGTAGGCTGTTGCAGTTGCATAACTGCGTATCCTTGCGATATGATTTCCGTGCTGGCATTCGTCGTGTCAAGTTGCTTGACTCCCGTCAGATTCGTACTATTCGCGATGTCTGCATATATACTATCAACAATATAGAAGTGTTCCTATGAGTATACAAAGATACATGATAGAGAGTGTGGAGAACATTCCGCAGTTATCCGCTCGTGCTGCTTTCAGCATCGACTCATCTGCTGTGTTCCGTGAGGACCATGACATATCACCCATCCAAGTAGCGGATGGATTAAGTTATATGCCATGGGGAGCTGATGACGAGATGCCTTACAAGATTCTCAATCTCATTGAGCAGGACGAGACCTTGAGCACCTGTCTGTTGTGGAATGCCCAGATGTGTTATGGCAACGGCCTTGAATATGTCATGGACGGTGCCAGCAGCGAAGTTGTGGATGACGTAGAAGAATGGCTGCTTGACAACCCGCTGCCATCCTTCTTCTTGGGAATGGCGCAAGACCTCAAGTATTGGGGCTTCGCCATCACCGTCTTCGTGCTCAGCGCATCTCGCAAGAAGATAGCGCGAGTGTTGCGCAAAGAAGCTATGTATTGTCGTTTCGCTCCGGCCGATAAGACAGGGCGAATCGACAAAGTCCTCTATGCCAATTGGCGCAACAACCCATGCAAAGAAGACATAGAAGTCATCCCATTGCTCGATGAGAATGCGCCCTTGAGCGACTTGATGAGTCGCAACAAAGGCGACAAGTTCGCTGTCCTAACACGCATTCCCACGGCAGACCACACCTATTATCCCATTCCTTATTGGGCCAGCATCCTCAAGAGCAAGTGGTACAACATCAAGCGACTTATCGCTGTGGCGAAGGAGTCAAAGATTAAGAATACTGCGCCACTCAAGTATCACGTCGAGATAAGCGATAAGTACTTTGACCGCATCTTCAAGCGCGAGCACATCACTTCTCCTGTTGAGCAAGCGAAGCGCGTCGCCAAGGAGAAGCAGAACATCCTTGACTTCCTCACCGGTGCCGAGAACTCAGGTAAGACCTGGTTCTCCAACTTCTATGTCACTCCCGATGGGAAGGAGCAGCACGAGGTCGTTGTCACCCGAATCGACTCCAGCAAAGAAGGTGGCGATTGGGAGACCGATGTGCAAGAGGCGGTCAACATGATATGCTTCACCTTGCAGGTGCACAGCAACCTTGTAGGTTCAGTGCCTGGCAAGTCGCAGACCAACAACTCGGGTAGTGATAAACGAGAGCTATACACTATTGCCCAGGCCTTGCAGAAGCCATATCATGATTTGATGTTTGTGCCTCATAACGTTCTCATCCGCTTTAACGGATGGAAAGGAGTGAAGGTGCGTGTACCATTCATCAAGCTCACCACCCTTGACGAGAATACTGATGCCAAGTTAGTAACATTAGACAACCAAGTTGGATAATCAAGTTAGATAACCTATGATATTCGTAACTTCCCAATTACTATTATCCAGAGTCTTCGGCAACGAAGTTGTCGCGGTAGAAGGCGAGAGGAGCTTGTTTGACAAGATCACTCTCGAGCTCGAGCATTCAGAGCGTTGGCTTGTCGCCGAAATTATCGGCGACATGGCCGAATTGATTGATAAAGACACAAGCCTTTTCAATGCTTGTGTCACCTGTGTGGCCTGCGATGCGATGCGTCGAGCAATCCCGTCGCTAGACCTCATATTAACCCCTAATGGTTTTGGCATTGTCCAAAACGCCAATGTCGTTCCTGCCAGCAAGGAACGAGTAGAGCGGTTAATCGAAAGCATGCAGATTAGGCGCGACACAGCGCTCAACACAATCATCAAGTTATTGATGCGTGAAGAAGATTGGCAAGACAGTGAGCAACGCCAGTGGTTTGCCAAAGGGCTATTTCAATTGCCCGAGCAGTCCACGTTATGGTGTAAGCGAAAAGATTATGCCGATGACTGGGAAGCACTCAAGGCATTACGACTTGAGTCCGTTCCCATCTTATCCCGGTATCGTGAGCGTTACATCTCCAACGAGGTGATGGACCGAGTACAGTTGGCGCTCTGCTCCAACTTAGAGAGTGATGCGAACGACCGCAGCATAGGCTATAATCTTATATCATTAGTACTAAAGGAGATGAATGGCTCGCCATTCCATCACAAGTACATTGATCCCATTGTCAATTATCTGCGAGAGACTGACGAAGATTGGAAGTCCTCGAAGGTGTCTGAGTTCTATGCTGTACCAACATTTCAGAACAAAAAAGATTCAACCGGTTATTTCTTCTAATATGAACGATGTAGAAAAAAAAGGATGTTCAGCTGGTCTGTGCTCCATCTTTTTAGGCTTCTTCCTTGGAGCCATCTTCTGCTTTCTCATTTGCCTATGTTCCGGGTGCCATTCCCAAAAGAAGATAGTTGAATCGGTTTCCGTTGATTCTGTAGCACAGACAACGGAGACCGAGACAACCTTCGTCAACAGCGAAGCTTCATCTATTAAAAATCTATCCTTGCGCTTCGACTCCCTGGAGATGATCCTGTTTCCTCCGCTCGCCCCGACGGTAGGCGCGACCTGCGACTCGCTGGTTGCGCCTCGAGTCGGCGGCAGCCTCTTGACAGAACTTTTTCCACCGGGTTATCAGGCCCCAATATATCTGCGTGCATCTCGAGCGAGCCTGGCGAGCGAGAGCGCGCAGAAAAGCACGGTAGATTCCGCTACCCATAGAGAAAAAGAGGCATCGAGTGACCTGCGCTCACGCAGTGATCGCAGCGAAGATGTCGATACTACCGCAGTCGCTAAGCCTCCCGACATCAATTGGATTATTATCTCCATCCTCATTGGTATCATCGTTCTGCTTTCCATCGCCAATTTTACCAAAAAAAAATAATCGGGTTTCCCTTCTACAAAAAAGGGGTCCCGATTTTTTATAAAAGAACTCACGGATCCTTTCGGGTTCCGTGAGTTTCGGCTTGTCCTGGGTGCTAAGCGAGCGTGCCATTTGCGGCACGCTCGCGCGATTTTTTGCTATTCCTTGAAAAGTGATAACTGCCTCCATACTTTTTTGTTTTCTTTATTGATTCCTTCACATATTGCAACCCTTTTGCCTGCCCTAACTAATTTTGGCAAATAATTGTCTAATGCGTGTGTTGGGAATCCTGCCATTAATTTTGTTCCTCTCCTCACTAATGTTAACTCAAGTACTTCTGCAGTTATTTTAGCGTCTTCTTCATATGTTTCGTAAAAGCTGCCTACTTTGACCAGTGCTATTGCGTCTGGGTGTTTCGTTTTAATATAGTTATAATCTTTCATCTTCGGTTTCTTTATAAGGTGGGCGAAGTCGCCCACCTCGTTAATACTTAATATCTTCTAAAAACGTAACCGCTTTCAAAATAAT